AGATCGAAGATCTTCGACTCTTCCTTCCAGCGAGCAGGCCAGGCCGACGCGGGCCGGTTGGTCGGGTCGCCGCCGTAGGAGTAGCCGACCTTGCCCATGTCTACTCCGTAGAGAATCACTCGACGGGCGCCGAGTCCGATGCACCTGCTGATCGTGGCCGTGATCGTGAGGTTGGTCATGGTGACGAGCTTCTTCGCACGGGGCAGGTAGGCCGCACGGAAGTCCTCCTCCGTCTCGGGGTAGGACCAGGTACGGAAGCCGAGGTCGCGCCACTTCGGCACCTGGCGGTGGCGACACCACACCAGCCCGAGGATCGGACGCTCCATGGGCTCGAACCCGCCGTACACCTGCTCGAACTTCCGGGGCGGGTCGAGGCAGCTCCAGAAGTCACGGGGCAGAGGGGAGAGCGCCGCCGTGTTGCAGGCGACGATCGGCCCCTCTGCCTCGATGTCCGACTTCACCAGCCCTTTCAGCGAAGGGCCAGGAGCCAGCACGGTCCAGACCTCGTGGTTCACAGCGCCACGATGATCCGGCCAAGGGTCGCTGCCACACGGACGATCATGGACTCGATCTGACCGAACACTGCCGAGGCGAAGGCGTTGCCACCCGCGCTGACGAGGTTCAACCGGATCGCCCGGAGACTGTTCTCCGCGATCGTGGTGTCCCGGCCCTGGAGCTGCTCCGCGAGGATCTGTCCCGACAGGTCGATCGCACGCGCCGCTTGGGCACGGATCTCGTCGCTGTCGTTCTCGAGCTTCGTGAGCAGGTGCAGCAGATCGACCTTCTCGGCTTCGACGAGGGCTTGGACTTCGGCAGCGAGATCACTCATCGCTCGCCTCCATCTCGCCTTCCGCTGAGGTGAGGCGCAGCTCCCAGCTCTCGATGAGCTGGAGCAACGCCTCGCCGTTCACGCCCGTCAGGTCCGGGTCGTTCGAGGGGTCGTCGTCGGCCAGGTCTCGCACGACCGGCGCCACCACGTTGAAAGTGGCGCGGTCGGCGGCCACGTAGGCCGGGGCCGGTCGGAACTGGCTGAGGGAGTCGCAGCTCGAGAGGAGTGCGACGCTCGCCAGCACGGCGAGGTACTTCATGGGGGTCACCTACAGGAAGGACTTGAACCCCAGCTTCCGTAGCAGGGGTTCGGCGGAGGCCCAATCGAACCCGTTCCACTCGAGGTCCGAAGGCGAGACAGCGAGAGGCGTATCGGTCCGAAGCTCGACCAGCTTCCGGCACAACTCGAGGTCCGCGCAGGCCAGGTTCTTCGCCTGCGACTCGGAGAGCGCAGCCGTGTTCTCGACGAGGGCTTCTACGCTCCCGTGCTCCTGGATCAACTTGGTGGCGATCTTCGGCCCCATCCCCTTCACGCCAGGGACGCCATCGGTGCTGTCGCCCATGAGCGTCTGCACCTCGACGATCTTGCAAGCGGGGACGCCCCACTTCGCTTCGACCATGCGCTCGTCGTACCACTCCTCCTTGCCGAAGTCGAAGACTCGGACATCGGGGCCGACGAGCTGGTGCAGATCCTTGTCGGCGCTGGCGATCACCACCTCGCACGAGGGGCCAGCGCAGACCTTCGCGAAGCTCGCCATGATGTCGTCGGCCTCGAAGCCTTCGACCATGACCATCGGGACTCCCAGAAGGGTCGTGAGCTGCTTGATCCTCGTGAACTGGATGCCGACTTCCTCGGGGAACTCGCCTTCGTCGCGCTTCGCCTTGTACGGCTCGAACAGCTTGCGGCGGAAGGTCGAGTGCCGGGGGGCATCGACAGCCATGGCCAGATAGGCGGGGCGGTGCCTATCGACCATGGCTGCCAGCGACTTGAGGAAGGCGTGCGTTCCTCGAGTCGGCTCACCCGTCACGGGCGAGGTCAGGGGCTTGCCGGGACGGAAGATCGAACGGTAGATCAGCCCGTGCCCGTCGATCACCCAGAACTGATCCCGGTCCATGCCGTCTACCTACGCATGGCGAGGATCAGTCCCGCGAAACGGTCTTCCGGCCAGCGGCGAGGTCCTTGAGGTTCTTGCCGATCGAGAGCGGGTCTCGGGAGATGACGCCGCCCGACGGGGGTCCGTCGCCGCCGTCGTTCCCCTTCGACCCACCGCCCGACGCGGGCTCGAAGAAGAAGCCGCGCTTCCCGAGCAGCTCCTTCGTCACGTACTCGGTCGGGTCCATGGCGGAGCCGGTCTCCCCGATCAGGTCCTTGCGCTTGGGCTCGAGCGTGCCGTCCTCGCTGACCGACCAGTCCTGGGTGATCCGGTGCGCCAGGTCTTCCTTGGCGCCCTTGCGGACCTGGAGGCCCTGCTCGCTGATCAGGGCGTCGATGCGCGTGAGCGCCTGCGACTGAGCGTAGCTGCCCGAGAGCTTGTCGTACTTCTGGCGCAGCTCCTCGTAGGCGTCGGTCCGGTTCTTGATCTCGGTGTTCTTCTCCTCGAGGAGCTTGGCCGTCCGGCGCTTCACCACCTCCTCGATGTTGCCCTGCGCGATCAGCTTGCGCTCCTCGTCCTCCGCCATCTCGTCGAGCTTCTGGCGGAACTGGGCGAACTCCTCGGGATCGACGCCCGAGAACTGCTTCTTGAAGCGACCGAACTCGGCCTTCTGCTCCTCGAGCTGCTGCCGGAGCTGGTTGTTCGCGGAACGGAACTCGTCGAGCTTGGCCGGGTCGGCGCCACCACCGCCGGATTCGCCCTTCGGGGCGCCCTCGACCTCGAGCACCCACTTCCCGTCCCTCTCGGTGTAGAGCTCTCGGAACGGCTCCGGGATCTCGTCCTTCGTGTCGTAGCTGTAGCGCAGCATGATTCTCGTCGTCCTCGGGTTGGGCTCAACGCCTGCGAAGCTCTCGCAGGGTGAGCGGGTTGCCGCCAGCGTCGATGAGCTGGCTCGTGGTGATCTTGCCCGACTTCCAGAGATCGAACAAGCCGGGGCCGAGCTTCTCGCGGGCGAAGGTGTCGCCTTTGATTCTCAACCAGTCATCGAAGGTCTTGACCTTCCCGGTGTTGATCAGGCCGTCCATCGAGGCCCGCTGGGAGTCGGGGACGCTGTTGAGCTTCTGCCCCAGCTTCGTGCCCGTGTGCATCTCGATCAACTCGTCCCACGAGAAGGTGATCGGGCTGAGGGTGGTCCGGCAGTTGGGATGCCAGGGCGGAGGTCCGGGGTAAGTCTCTTGACGGGTGGACCGGGGCAGGGGCTCGCCCGTCGTCAGATCCCAGGCGGCGCCCGTGCGCGCCATGCAGATCTTCGAGGTGCGGGCGTCGAGGGTGGTCAGGGCCTCGACTCCCTTGATGATGTCCGCGTTCTGCTCGTAGGTCTTCTCGATGACGCTGTTCGAGATCGACTGAGTCGCCGTGCGGACGAGGCCATCTGCTTGGCGGCGGCTGATGTCCATGAAGCCACCCGCGTACTCGCGGATGCGGCGAGACTTCCCGTTCGGAAGCTCGATGCTGATGGTCTTGCCCGTGGATCCGCCGCGCAGGCGCTTCACCAGCTCGTCGTTCGTCTCGCCGCGCAACACGCCCATCCTCATCTCGCGAGCGAAGCGGCGCCGAGTCGCTTCCCGCTGTTCGGACCACCAATCCTCGAGCGGGGCGCCGAGGATGATGTCGCGGTCGGTCAGGGTCCGCAGATCCTCCCGGGTGAAGATCGGGCGGATCACGTTCACGCGGAAGACGCCGTTCACCACCTGGATCGCTGCATCGTTCGCGAAGGGCGCTGCCTCACGAAGACCGGCCAGAAGTCGGCGCTCGGCTCCGCTGTAGCGGGTCGCCAGGGTGGCGCGCACATCGCGGAGCAACGCCTCGAGGCGGCGCAGCCTGCGAGGCGTGCTGACGATGCTCCCGAGGTCCACACGGCGAAGCTCGCGCACGAGGTCAGCCTCGAGGACTCGGAGCATGGACACGACTCGTCGCCGGGTCGTCGCTGTGATCCGGTTCAAGTCGATGAAGCTGTCCGTCATTTCCAGAGCGAACAGCTCGGCGGCGTTCAGATCATTCGCCATCCGAGGACTCGTCCTCTTCGTCGTCCTCGACCGGATCGTCCTCGTCCGGCGGCGAGGCTTCCTCGGGCTGGCGGCCCATCATGGAACCGAGGTCCTGTCCGGGAGGCCCTTGCTGGATGGCCGAGGCTTCCGCGTCCTGGTCGAAGTCGTCGGGGTACAGCTCGCCTCGGCGCACGTTGTAGACATAGGTGTCCCAGCTCATCAGGCCGGAGACCACCTGCCCCATAAGCGCGTTCAGCATGTCCGAGGTCATGCCCTCGACGCCGAAGTCCGTGTTCAGCGTGATCTCGTTCTCGCTGGACTCCGCACCCATGAAGGTCGCCAGGTAGCGCATCACCCGCGACAGGCCGTAGCTGGTCGCGTCTGCGACGCGCGAGAGCGCCGAGCCCTCGCCCGACTGGCGGAGCTTGACGGTCTCGGCAGCTTCGGCAGCGCCTCCCGGCTGCTGCTCCTCGAGAAGGCGGGCGCCCATGGCGGCCATCCCCTTCTCCTTGTCGGCCATCGCGTCCTTGAGAGCCGTGAGCCCCTGCCCCGTGAACTCGAGGTAGCCCGCCTTCGCGTTGGGCTCCTCCGACTGCCACGCGACCCCGCTGCCGATGTAGAGTTCGCCATCGAACTTGAAGCCCGCCACCCACGGCTGGGGCAGCCCGGTGAAGTGGAGCCCGTGCTCGTAGTCCGCGCTGTTCCTGTAGTGCGCCAGGTTCAGCACGGCCAGGTCGAGCAGCATCGGCTTGTCGGGACGGGCGTGCGTGTGCGTCGAGTTGAAGAACACGAACGGGATCTCGCGCAGCAGGCGCCCGCCCGCAGCCCGGGGCACGGTGATCGAAGTGCGCGTGAACTTCTTGCGGCCTTCGACCTGATCCGCTCCGTCCACCTCGACCCAGATCTCCTGGTAGTAGACGCCGCCGACCTCGAAGTCCGAGGGACGGAGCCCGAACAGCGCCAGAAACGCCTCGGGTCCTTGCTCCGCGACGATTTCCTCCTCGTCGCTCGTGACCGGAGTCGGAATGCCGAGTCGAAGCACTCGGTACATCTCGAGATCTCGCTCCTCGTCGGTCGCCGGAAGGCCCGACTCCTCCTGGAGGTTCACGCGCACCAGGCGCTTGCGACCATCGACGAGGCCCAGCTCCCAGTCGGTGATCGACTCCGCGATGTAGCTGGACACATAGGGGCGCTCGTCTCCCGCGCTGAACATCGACTCGCCTTCGGCAGCCATGTCCACCAGCAGCCCGTAGCGACCGACGCCGACGACTTCGTCGAGCGTGTTGTCCACCAGCTCCTCGAGGCTCTCGAGCCCGAAGCCCATGAACTCGCGCAGCTCCTCGAGAACCGGGGCGATGGTGACCTCCGGCTCCTTCCGCATGATGGCGCCGACGAGCCCATCGCGGGTGCGGCCCACGGCGTTCATGTAGACCGCCCGCTTCTTGTAGCCGTGGTAGGTCGTGATCACGTGCTCGCCCTGGTAGTGCTCCATGGCGTCGCTCGACTGACCATCGAGGCGGGGCAGGTAGTCCTCGGACACATCCTCCATCTTGATGCGGTCCTCGCCCTCGATGAGATGACGCTGGCGCATCCACTTCCGACGCCACTTCTTGTAGAGCTTGTGGCACTCGCTGGGGTCGAACTCGGGGGGCATCTCAGGCTCCTTTCAGCGAACGCAACTTGAGGCGCTCGCGGTCAGCGGGGAACAGGCGGTACAGGGCATAGTCTCGAGCATCCAGGAGGTGGCTCATGGCCTTCTGGTTCTCCTGGTTCATCAGCTCGTGGCTGTAGAGCATCTGGTACTTGATCAGCTTCTTGCAGCGGGGCGAGACCGTGCAGCGGATCCTCCCGTCTCGGGGCCGGAGCATACCGTTCACCGAGTTGAAGCGGTCCCGCAGGGGAGGATTACCGGACGCCGACCTGTGGACCACCATCCCTCCCTCCTGGATGTAGTCGTAGTCGGTGCGCCCGGCAGGGGCGACGGTGCTGCGACCGACATTCGAGTCGGGGTAGGCGTCCCGCAGCGGGCGGTGGATCCGAACGAAGTCGTCCGCTCGCTCCGCGCAGTGGGGGCGCACGAGCCCTTCCCTGCCGTACAGATCATTCAGCGTGCCGACCATCGAGAGGGTGTCGCTGTTCGGCAGCTCGATCTCGTCGAAGTAGTGGATGTGCCGGTCGGCGCCGGACTTCACAACCCAGAAGACGGTCGCCGCCATCGGGTTCACATTGAAGTCCATGCCAACGCCCAGCTCAGCGTGCTCGGGCATCGGAAGCTCCACCACGTTCTCGGAGCGATCGAAGGCGTAGTACACCAGGCCCGTGCTCAGGTTCACGAACAGGCCGTGGATGTACGCCTGCGCTACCTTCGGGTCGAGCGCCGCGAGCAGCCTGTTCACATAGCCCCTCGAGAGGGCCTGGTTCTCGAGCGTGGACGCCTGCACGATCCCCACGTCGTACTTGTCCGCGAGATCGCCCTCGGCCAAGTCGTACCCCCAGTTGAGCTGCTCGGGCGTGCCCGTCAGGTTCACTTCACGGATGCGCGCCTTCGGGTGACGGCACCGCACGTTCATCTGCTCGAACACCTCGAGGTCCTGGATGAAGGGCTCGTCGATGCCCGCACACCCGAGGTTCGGGCCCTTGAGCTTCTCGGGGTTCTCGCCGCTGTAGATCAGGATGCGCCCCATGCGCGGCGGGCGACTGCCGCGCTTGTAGTACACCTTGACTTCATACGGAGCGGTCTTCTTCACCTGGTAGCCGAACGCTCGAGGCTCGACTCCCGAGTTGGGGCGACTCCAGTAGCGGCACCACTGCTCCATGCCCGTCGCCAACTGCTCGAGCGTGAGCAGCACGGTCTCCCGCGCCATCGCGTAGGTCGGGGACACGATGGCGCTCGGGACAGCGACTCCACGGGGCACGTAGTCCTTCCACCACTCCCGGTTCCGCTTGGAGTTGCGGTACATCTCGGAGCCGTTCACGAGCGACACGTGCAGCATCCGCTTCGCGAGCTGGAAGGTCTTGCCCGACCCGTACCCTCCGACGAACAGACGGATCGGGTTGGTCAGGTCCCACCATTGCCGCTGCGACGGCCACATCCCGCCGTGCAGGATCTCGCGCGGCGTCTCATCGTCCACGGGATCCGAGAGCACGGGCGGGTCCAGGTGGAACAGGCCGTGCTCGGGGGGAAGCAGGTCCAACTTCTTGGCGGCGCCCATCAGGAGACCACATCATCGAACTCGGAGATGATCTCGCGGACCTGGTTCACGCAAGCCCGCATGGCATCCATCGCCTTCGGCTGCACCCCCAGGTGCCCGTTCTCAGCGATCCGGCTGACTGCCCGACCAGGTTCGGTGCAGTCGCTACCCGTGCGCTGGCAGGTCTCCTTCTTGTAGTTGAAGCTGATGTACAGCATCGACGGCGGATCCGGCGTGTGGCCGACCAACCACACGAAGCTGCCGACATGCCCGTCGCGCCTGTACAGGTTCTTGAGCGCACCTTCCTCCATGCGATCCGTGGTCAACACGACCGGAGCGTGCTCCGCCTTGCTCACGTTGGTCAACAGCTTCGCGTAGGGAGTGTCGGCCACCCAGTCTATCCAGTCGTCATGGATCTTCCTGGTGCCGTCCTGCGTGGACTCGTACATGATCGACACCTTGACCCGAGTGCCGGGCTCCGGGATCCCGCCGCCGTTGCGCGACTCGATGAGCATGACCCGAGAAGCCCCGGAGGCCCGACGACCATCCTCCAACGCGCTGATCGTCCTGCGGATGCCATCATAGCCGCGCTTCTGATCTTGCGCTTTGCGTCGAGCCCAATGCTTGCGGAGTGCCGGAATGAGTTCTCGAGCGATGGCGTACACAGCGGCTACAGCAGCGGTCTTCCAGTCGTTGTTCGGGTCTCCTTGCATCTGAGGCGTTGCAGGGTTACTCGCCCCGCAGCGCCCCCAGCAGGTGCCACGAGTTGTTCCAGGACGAGACTTTCCGGTGGGTCAGCCAGCCGAAGGGGTCCCCCGCGCCAGCAGTGAAGTCCTGGAGCCACTCGCCAGCTCGCGTGTGGTCGGTCGCCCGCGCCAGCGCCAGGATAAGCCCATAGTAGTAGCTCGAGGCGTTGCTGGAACGCCGCTCACCCGAAGGAGTGGTCCTGTACCACGGGAACGGTGCACCCTTGGGACGGCAGATCCGGGCGACGAACTCGAGGCCATTCGACATGCGGACGGCCTGCGACCCTCCGCCGATGCCGAGCGTGTGGCAGCAGCGCAGCGCGTACAGGATGATCGTCTCATGGTAGGTCTGCGTCACCGGCTCGACCGGCACCTGCTCGATCGGGATGCCCTGAGACTGCGCCACGAACTCGCGGGCGTAGTCGAGCGCCTCCTTGTTGTGGTCCCACCGGCAGACCCCGCCATGCACGGTCTGGTCGCGAGCGTGCGCTTCCACGAAGGACTCGCACAACGCCTTCGACGCCTTGGTCCCGTTCACGTAGCTGTCCACGGCGTTGATCACGGTACCCCACGCCTCGCCACGGTCGAGGTAGCCCGATCCGACCCGCAACACGTCCCGGATCTCGGTGCGGGCAGCGTTCGCGTGCCAGAGCACCATGCGCTTCGCGACGGGGCACTCGAACCGCTGAGCCAGGTAGGCCCACATCTGCCAGGCCCTCGTCCCGTGCTGGTTGTCGATCGTGCCCTTGAAGCTCCCGGCGTTGTCGCGGACCCACTGCTCGTCGAAGCCGTAGGGGTTGCTCGACTCGTTCGGGAACATGATCTCGGTCGGGCCGACGACCATCTTGAACCCGTGCTTCGCTCCATCGCCATCCCACGGAACACCGTTCTCGGTGAGGAAGCCGCGCTGGGGTCGCCGCTGCACCTCGTAGCCCCATCGGTGCATGAAGCGGTAGAGCAAGCCCTTGTCCGACCCGAGCCCCTCCTCGAACTCGGCGCCATAGTCGAAGCGGATACCCGTGCCTGATCCCCAGGCTCCGTAGTCGCCGGGCAGGTACGACAGCTCGCGCTTGTACTCGCCGCTGAACAGGGCGATGGCATCCGCTCGAGCCTTCTCGCGCACGGCGTCGAGGTAGCCGGGGTCGCCGCCCATCTCCGGGGACCAGCGCACCAGGTTGTCCACGAAGGGCCTGTCGAACAGACGCAGCCACGAGGGCGAGCGCAGGGCTTCCCGGACCGCCGGGTGGATCTCGGTGTCGCTGACCAGGAAGTCCGGGACCAGCGCCAACTCCACGTTCAGAAGCACGCCCTGGAGGACTCGAGCGCCGAGGTCCACACGGAACAGATTCGCCCCGAGGCGCTCGACCTTGATCCAGTCGAACCGGGGCACGATCGCCATGCCCGGCACGGACTTGATCAGCAGGTGGTCCGTCATCAGGTGCGGCGTGCGCGGCCCTGTGATTTCGCCGTTCGTCACCTCGAGGTCCAACTCGATGCCGGGCCGGTCGGCGCGAACTCGGAACTCGTGCCGGATGGTCGGCCCATCGGGAACAGCCGAGCCCTGCGAGGCAAGGCGCACCACGCCCTCCTCCTCGAAGGTGCGAGGCGTGTCGATCGACACGCCTTCGCTGTCGGGGCGCACGAACCCTCCGTAGTTGCCCAGCGACACCGCCAGGCCCTTGAGCAGGTGCGGGACTGCTGCCAGCACGGCAGCGTGGAACGGGAACGCAGTCATGGGGAGCCTCCTCGGGCTTGGGACCTGCCAGCATCCTAGCCGGTCAGGAGGGCTCCTCGAGTCAGGTCAAGCCGGGTCTTCGGGGAGTCCCGCCAGCGGGTCGTCGTCGAAGCCCCACTCGTCGAACTCGTCCTCGAAGGTGTCGAGCACCCAGGCCGTCACGCGGTCGTCCTCGTACACCCGCTCCATGATCTCCCGGCTCCCTCCGCCGGGAGTGATGTTGGGCTGGCGGTTCTCCCACGGGAAGTCGCCCGGGTCGTAGGCCACGTGCAGGTCCAGCATCATGTCCGAGAAGCTCTGCGCCAGCGTCTCGAAGCTCAACTCGAAGTCGATCTGCGGACCAGCCATCTCCTGCACGGTGAACCGGCAGTGGGTGGGCAGGTACTTGCGCAGGTACGAGAAGGGCTCGACTCCGTTCGCTCTGCCCTTGATGGCCCACATGCTCGCCATGCGCTCGAAGGGCGTGCGGAGACTCGTCGCCACCTGGTAGCCGGAGTCGATCAAGTCCTGCGCGAGCTTCGCTTCCAGCCCGAAGGGCGAGTGCATGGAGCCGATCGCGTGCCACTGGTTCTGCCAGCCGCGCTCGCCGGGCTTGAGGTTCGTCACCCGATTCGTGTGGATCCAGGGCCGCAGCGCCTCAGTGATCGAGCTTCCGCCCGTCTTGGGCACGTGAGCGAACAGGAGCTTGAGCTTGTGACTGACGATCATCGCTTGCGGGGTCGGAGGCTGATGCTGTCGAAGACGATCTCGATGCCGCGCCGAGCAGCTTCGACGAACTCCTCGGCTTGGGCAGGGAAGATGATGCCGGGCTGGTCCTGCTGAATCCTACGCCTGGTCTTCTCGAGGAGCTTCATGCCCAACGGGTTCTCACCGATGGGCTTGGCGGGAACGCCTACCACCTTCTCGAAGGGCCGCACGTCTTGAACGACCATCGCTCCCATCCCCACCATGGCATAGGCACCGACGGTCGAGAACTGGTGGGTCGCGCTGTGGATCCCGAGGTTCGCTCCCTCCTGGACGAGCGTGTGCCCGCCGAGCACGGTGTACGGGGACAGCGTGGCGAACGGGCCAACGTGGCAGTCATGCGCCACGTGAGCGCCGTGCATGATGTACGCCCCCTCTTCGATCGAGGTCCCCCACACCCGCTTCTGCTCGTAGCTGACGGGCAGCCCGCGCTGAACCACCACGTTCTCGCGCAGGGTCACGTCCTTGCCGATCACCACCCAGGACTCGTTCGGATCGGTGTAGTCCTCGGGGCGCTGTCCGATCTCCCGGTGCTCGGGCCACTCCCCGATGATGCAGCCCGAGCTGATCTTCGCGCCCGCATGGATCGCAACACGCCCGAAGATCACGGCGTTCGGCCCGATCATCACTCCCGGCCCGATGCGAGCATCGGGAGCCACCACCGCGCTGGGGTGGATGGAGGGGGCGTCCTTCACCGCACCCACTCCTGGTAGACGGGGTGGCCCGAGTCGATCTCCCACGGCTTCGGGCGTCCGTGGAAGTACACGACCGTCGCGCGGGGAGGGATGGCGCCGCTTTCCGCGAGGCGCTTGCCCTTGTAGCTGACGAGCTTCTCCATGGAAGCCTCGAGCATGGTCCAGTTGTTCAGGCGCCAGAGGTGCTGGAGCAGGACCATCTCCGAGGGCTTGCCGAACAGCCGGTGCGGGTACTCGACCTCGCTGGCAGCGCGCAGGTGCTCCGACCAGGCCAGGTGCGCTCCGATCATGTCGAAGGTCACCACAGCATCGCACGGGACATCTGAGTCGTAGGGGTCCACGGGCAGACCTACGGGCGAATCTGCCCACTCCCACAGCCAGTCCGAGTTGCGAACGAACACGGTGTCCAGTCCCACGACGACGCCGCGCGCGAACTTCGCTCCGATGTAACGCTCGAACAGGTCGGGGCGGAAGACCTCCATCACGTTGGTCCAGCCCCCGCACCCGTAGCCCTCGTACTTCTCAGCCGCGCAGGTGCCGAGAATGCCCTCGTACTGCTCGAGCTGCGCGGCGTCTCGGATCGCTTCGTTCACGGCATCGAAGTAATGCTCGTCGGTGAGCACCACCAGCCTCGCGTCGCTCACATGTCGCTTCATCCCGCGCCAGAGTCGCAACACATCAGCAGGCCCGTAGGCGTTCTCGGAGAAGGCGGGCAAGCCCTCGCCCTTCCACAGGTTGCAGAACAAGGTCTTCATGGGCGCAGTCTACGCCTTCGACTGCGTTCGGACGGGGACTTTCGGAAGCGGCCACCTGTGAGGCTCGCGCAAGGCCCGCACCTCGCAACGGCCATCGAGTCCGTGGCGACGGACCCACTCGAGCGCGGCGTCCACACCATCGAACGGGCCGACGAGCACTCCTGACTCATCGACCCGCTCGATCCGGTCGTAGTCGATCTCACCGCTCATCGGAGTCCTCCGGGGTGAGGGCGGCGCGGTCCGGGGTGAGGCAGGCGCGGAGCGCGGACGCAGTGTTTCGGTTGCCGTAATCGACC